AAGAGAGAAATAAACATGGCACATTCAGATAAAAATATTGTTATAACCCCAGCTAGAAGTAACGCCGCAGCGGATCCAGGAATCGTATTTTCAGGAGCTGACGCCGCCACAGGTGCACAGAATATAACGATGAAAGTGTACCCTACTAACAGCGGTACAATCAGCTTTGAAGGTTCGGCAGGACAGTTATTCAGTATTACCAACACTATGTCAGGCACTATTTTTAGTGTTAACGATGTGTCAGGTGTGCCTAGCATTGAAGTGTTAGACACTGGTTTAATACGACTAGGACAGTACAGTGGATTTGTTGCATTTGGTAATAGTCCAGCAGTCACCGCAGCAGGCTCAACACAAGCTACTGCAACTCCTATAACTCGACAAGTTGTCTTAGTTACTGGCGGCACTGTTAATACTGGTGTTATTTTACCAGCACCGGTAGGTGGCGAACGAGTTTTTATTCGTAACAACCTAGGTGTTGATATTAAAGTTTATCCACAAACTGGTGGGCAGATCAGTAACAGCGGCGTAAACACCGGAGTTACTTTGTCAGCAGGCTCATCATTAGAGTATGTTGCATGTAGCCCAACTCTATGGTTTACAGCCAACGCAACCTACGCTTAAAATAAGTCGATTAAGTCAAATATTGTTTCGAGTTTTGCTCGAACAATCTTGCTTGAAAAACTGTTCCTTAGTCCTTGGTGTAAGGGCTTCGGAGCACCGTCAATGACTGTCCATGCCCAGCCACAATGTTCTTGACTAAGCACAGGAACAAACTCATCTGCTACTACACATAGATAAGTGTGAAAGTTAAACACTGTATCGTTGCTGACAAATGTCTCCAACGGAATAGTTTTAACTATAGTGGGCACTTGTCCTATTTCTTCTTGTACTTCTCTCTGTAGACCTTGCCACGGAGTTTCTTGGCTTTCGTTAGTACCACCAACTAGACTCCATGTGCCTCTGTGTTTGCCTGTGGCTTTTTGCAACAGTAAAAATCTATGTGTGTTTTTAGCATAAAACAGCGCACCACTGCATACAATACGTTCTTTAGAGTTCAAGTCTCCATTCCCCTCGGCGATATATACCATCAAAACTCTTTTCCCAACTTACACCGTTCCACGCATATTGTGTTCCGGTATAGATATTAGTCAAATAAACCATAGTGTCGGCACTTTCGTTAGCTGAAAATATAACAGACCACGCAGTACCACTCCATTCGATTACATCATTTGCCGCGGCGATGAAATCTGTGCCATCAGCATTTTTCCACGCATCGGGTCCGTCTTCATTAACATACAGCTCGTAGGCAATCTCACTGCCAGCTGCACACGGATTATCTAATGTAATGACATAGTTTCCAGTGTCAATACTGTCCGGAGTTCTAACACTACCCGATCCAACTTCTACTCCGTTAACAAATATTTTATGATCATTTACTTTTCTATGCAAGACATTTGTATTGATACGCTGTATTCTGCTTTCCGAAATAAACGTATCTTTTAAGCCACCGCCAATATCTTCTAGAATAAGATATCTAGCGCCTGCTGTTAGGGTTGGTCTGGTTCGTTGAGGGTCTATGATAGCATCAAATGTTCCGAGACTTGCTCTAACGCCCGACGGAATATCCACATCAGTTGGGTAAGTATCTTGATCCCAGTTGGCAATCATAATCGAATCATCAAGTGCATTAACTGTTACATAACCTACTACATAGGAGCCATTAGGCTGACGTAGATACAGTCTGGTTAGACCTGGTTGATACACGTCTGGTTTAAGTTGGATTAACATTTGCCATGCTAGATAATCTTGATCAGGTTCGCTACTTATTAATCGAACCTGAGTTCCAGCAACCTCAATATCGTAGTTACCAATGGTAAGAGTTTGACCAAACAGAGGATTAGACGCTACAATCTCAATGTCTGCAACGTTATTGTCAGAGCCTAATCCTGGAATGTAAGTAGTTCCGCCGTCGGTGCCTGCTAATATGTTTGAAATAATACTAGTGGTAATGCCTAGACGTTTAACTTTAGCAGGAGGACTAATATAAATTGGAGTAGTCAACGTTATAGTAGCAATATCAATATCGGTACCAGTGCCCATTGGAATACTTCTAGAGCTAAAAATCACATCCTCCATATCAACTACAGTTAAACTGGCCCAGTCAACGTAGTTGTCAGTAGTTTGAATTTCAAGACTTGGATTAAACAGCATCAATAACTGTTCAAGTATTTGTAACTTTTGATCAGTGCTGCTGCTCCATATCTCAACTTTGACACTGAGCTTAAAGGGAGTAGGCATCATACGTTCAACAGTGTATGAGTCGCCTTGTGTGCTGAGATATTCGCCTGATGCAGTATTCACTGCTCGCTCTCTAACGTGTATCTTACCAACAAAGCTAGGGTCCGCCAGTCGGTCTTTGTCTAAATCTAGTTCAGTTATATGTACCGCAATCTTAGGCGAACTCAATACAGTATTTTCACTATTGTTGTTTACAACAGTAGACACTTGGCGATCAGCATCGCCGTAGATTACCGGTACTCTAGTCAGTGTGCCATCACCATTTTTAACTAGAAAGTTGCTTAACAGCCTTATGATTTGTACTAGATATCGGCGTACTTGTCCGTCATAAAAATATTGCATTATAGATCAGCCTTTGGTTTCATTGCTTTAGACAAGGCAACTCGTTGTTCAGTAGAACCGCTGTATAGTTTCCACGAAACTTGTTTGCCTGCAGGAGCAATTTCGCTAAATGTAAACAATGCTTTACCTCCTACTCCGGAAGTAACAGTCACAGTTGGGAATGTGCTATCACCAATAACTGCTGTGGCAAACATTCCCACAGTAAATGTTATAGTAGTTTGTAGTGTAGTTGCATTGACTGTGGGAGTATAGAAGTCACTAGTCACTAGACCAACGCCAGTCTTATCGGCATTGTTAATGAACGAGCCTTTAAATGTATTTCTAGTTGTAGTATTGCTAAGTGTTGTTCTAACGTTGTCTTCAAACTTGACCCATCTAGTACCATCATATCTGTACAGTCTGTTGGGCATAAAATCAGTACGCAGAAAGAAGTCACCGCCAGCTGGCGCTGCTGGGAATGTTATGCCATGTCCAAAATCTACACCGTTTGGTGCAATACCGTCGCCTGTTAAGTAACCGCTGTAGCCATTGCGTTGAGGACGTTTTGCCACACGACTTACATCCATTCCGCTGGCATCTCCAAGAGCACCGCCTAAGCTAGCATCTAGTGTTGATGAATCTACAGTTTCTAATGCTGCACGGCCATTATCATCTATAGCTAATGTATAAAAATGCTGTGTTTCATAACCGCTCATTGGAGCATTAGTTTCAGCTTCAGTTAGTGCTGCATCGTTAATCTGAATAGACTTATTGTATGTACTGAGTAGATCTCTAAGAGTATTGTCAGTTTCTTCTAAAGTAACGGGATCAACAATCTTTTGATCAAATATTTCTTTGTACTGCTGACTGTCTACAATCTTAGTTAACTTTAATCTGTACAAGTGCGGAAACCACGTGGGACTAAAGCCCTCTGCTGCTCGGCCCACATCGCTAATAACAAAATATTTTGGTAAACTTACGTCAAAGTCACCTAGTGCAAACTCATCTCTAGCATGTGGCAGCTCTATAACGTCACCATTGATAGGTTTTCGACCAATAGTTTCTAAAAAGTTATTGATATGCACTGTCATGAATACTGTGTCATTGTCAATGAACAGACCAAACTGACTAAGGTTAAAGTCTAAATCTTGTACGTTGTAAATACCGCGAATGTGATAGATGCTAGGATCGTATTTTCTATCTCTGTTTTCTAAAAATACTAGATCCTGAATGCCTGTAACACCTAACGTGTCGTTAGGATTATTAGGATCTTGAGGGCCTAGGTATTTGTGCAGGTAGACATCCGTGCCCCCTACTTGGAACATTTCATTAATCTGTCGATCAATAAACTTGTAATCGTTGCCTTTTTCCGGGCGATAAAGTGATAATCTTGGCATAGTACTATATTTAGCGATAAATAGATTGGGAGATTAAAATGTCACAGGTAAACATCCAAGCAGAAAAACAAAAAGTTTATGATTACGTGCGAGCAATGCTGGGCGACGGCATGATCGACGTGGAACTAGACCCAATTCATTACGAAATCGCCCTAGACAAAACTATAGATAAGTTTCGTCAGCGTAGTTCTCATGCAGTAGAAGAAAGCTACATGTTTTTAGAACTGCAAAAAGATACTAATGACTACAGATTACCCGACGAAGTTATTGAAGTAAGATCGGTATTTAGACGATCTTTAGGATCTAGAACAGGCAGTGGTACAGGTGCTGATTTTGAACCATTCAGCCTTGCCTATACCAACACATACTTGTTAAACAGCACAATGCTGGGCGGCATAGCCACTTATGAAATGTTTGCTCAATACCAAGAACTTGTTGGCCGCATGTTTGGCGCATACATTGAGTTTCAATGGATTCCACACAGCCATACCATACGAATTTTACAAAGACCGTTTGTAGCAGGCGAAACTATCATGTTACGCTGCTATAACTACAAACCAGACTATCTGATAATCAACGACATATATTCTAAGCAATGGGTTAGAGATTACACTTTAGCAGTTTGTAAAGGTATATTAGGAGAAGCTCGCAGTAAGTTTGGAACAATTGCAGGGCCACAAGGTGGTACACAGTTAAACGGCGGTGATCTTAAATCTGCAAGTAAAGAAGAAGTTGAAAAGCTAGATAAAGAATTAGAAACGTTAGTTGCTGGAGGACAGCCCATGTCGTTTATTATAGGATAACTATGAAAATATCCGATATTATTTCTGAAAACTCTGCCAGCAGTCAAGATGCACAAAATCTAGAAGAACGCCGCAAGAAAAAACGAAAACTGCGTCACGCAGCCTATGGCCCTGGACTGTATGGTGGCTATGGATATTACGCAAACTACGGTAACAGCGATAGTAGCGGTGACGGAGGCGGTGACGGAGGCGGTGGTGGCGAGAGTATGCACGAACTGTTTGACGGTGGCAAAGAGTGGAAGTGGACTTATCAAGATAAGAATCAAGCTTCAGCTGAGTTTACTGTAGGCGATGTACACTACACATTCATGGCCGGCCAAGATCCGGATGAGGCACCCGGAGACTGGGACATTGAATTTGCAGCCAAACGAGCACACGGTACAGCAAGTTGGGGTGTAACTGGCACTGGTAACTCTGCTCATGTATTCGGCACAGTTGTTGACATTATGAAAGCCTTTATAGCAAATAAAAAAGCTTCTATACGAAGAATGACATTTGCCGCTAAAGAAGATTCAAGACAAGGCCTGTATGCTCGTATGGTCAAGAGACTGTTGCCCAAGTGGAACTTAGAACAAAAGGGAGAGGCATTTGTATTAACTCGCCCCGGTGGCCTCGTATTTTGGGTCTATAGTGTTGAAGCACCATATAACAAGATACCAGCTGTTAAAGTTAAGGCTAACTCAGCAAAAGAAGCAGAACAAATCGTATTAACTACCATGCCTGAATTTAAAGGCGCTGACTTAATGGGTATGGGTGCTAGTAAAAACAAACCAGATTTAAGTGAAAACTTTGCTGACGGTAAGAATCCGCAAGACAAAGGCGATGCTAAACGTCACGGTGTCAATACCAAAGCGTCAGTGAGTAGCCTGCGTAAAACTGCCAAGCAAGGCGGCCGCAAAGGACAGTTAGCACATTGGATGGCTAACATGAAAGCTGGAAAGGCTAAAAAGAAATGAAAACAACAGAAATTATTACCGAAGCTGTTAAACAACGATTAGACGCTAAATGTTGGAAGGGCAAGCATAAGGAAGGCACTAAGATTAAAGGCGGTGTCCGTGTAAACAACTGTGTGCCCAATGAAAGTATTGAAGAACAGTTTGACATCATTGAAGAAATGGTTAATAGTCTAGCTAAAGCACACGGAGTTGATGCTGACCAGATCTGGGAAGACTTTGAATCAGTAGATGATCACGAACTACTAGACGAATCAGCAGCATGGAAACGTTCAGCCGGTAAAAGCAAAAAAGGCGGCCTCAATGCCAAAGGTGTTGCTAGCTATCGCAGAGAGAATCCCGGATCTAAACTACAAATGGCAGTGACCACTAAACCTAGCAAACTCAAGCCTGGATCAAAAGCAGCCAAGCGCAGAAAGAGTTTCTGTGCAAGAATGGGCGGCAACAAAGGCCCTATGAAGAAGCCTAATGGTGATCCTACCCGCAAAGCATTGGCATTACGGAAGTGGAACTGCTGATATATGGCGTATAAAAATTTGACAAACTTGTAAAAGAGTATAAAATATAGTATCGCAGGAGATACTATGATTATAGGGTTTGTGGGATTTATTGGAAGTGGCAAAGATACTGCCGCAGATTATTTGGTTAACTTTCACGGATTCCGCCGTGACTCATTTGCAAATACATTAAAAGACGCGGTTGCCAACGTATTCGGTTGGGACCGCGTTCTGTTGGAAGGACGTACAACAGAAGCTCGTGAGTGGCGAGAGCAAATAGATCCGTGGTGGGCAGACCGATTAGATATGCCTGATTTAACTCCTAGACTGATGTTACAGTTATGGGGTACAGAAGTTTGCCGCAACGGATTTCATGATGATATTTGGATTGCCAGCTTGGAGAACAAGATGCGTAAAACAAGTGATAATATTGTTATTAGCGATGTACGTTTTCCTAACGAAATACTTGCTATTAAAAATGCCGGAGGCCAAGTAGTACGTGTAGTACGCGGTGCTGATCCAGAATGGTATCAAGATGCATGGAACGTAAATCAAGGCCCTACTAATATGAGCTGGTCAATCAGTAAGTTAAATATGGAAAGACGTAAGATTCACGCTAGCGAAACTGCTTGGATAGGCAAAGGCATTGACATTGAAATAGACAATAACGGCACTATTGACGATTTGTTCAAGCAGATTAAAAGTCTGGTTGAAGTCCACCCTGAGACCATTTAACACCTTCTTTAGCCAGTATGCGTTGGCAGTTGGCGCATACTGTTTTTAAATTAGCAGGCCTAGTATTGTTCATGTTTCCATCTACATGAAATACATTAAACTGCTCTTTAAACTTACTTTTGAAGTTGCATTTGTCGCACACTAGTTTTGTGCGGTAGCCGTCCTGGTACCACTTGGGTAATCCCTTGCCTATGCCACCGGTGAGGCATACTTCGCATTTACGTCTGTAATACGTTTTGCCGTTCTTTATATAGTTAACGGCTGCTGGTCTATACCCACAAATACACAAAGGTCTGCTCATCCTGTATTTATCCTCACCTTTTCAGCCCCTTTTCAAACGCTTATATGCAGCTTCTTTTATCCAAATGCGCTAAATAATAGTAGAACACAGTATCCTTAGGAGAAACGAATATGGCATTAAGTTCACCAGGCGTAGAAGTCAAAGTTATTGACGAATCATTTTATACCCCAGCAGAGCCTGGCACAGTCCCGTTGATTGTCGTTGCTACTGCTGAAAACAAATCAAACGGAGCAGGCGACGGCACTGCACCAGGTACATTAAAGGCCAACGCTGGCCAAGTGTACTTGTTAACAAGTCAGAAAGATCTTGCAGATACTTTTGGCGATCCAGTCTTCAAGACAGACGGAAACAATAACCCAATCCATGCTGGCGAACAGAACGAGTATGGTTTACAAGCTGCATACAGTTTACTTGGTGTTAGCAATCGTGCATTTGTAGTACGTGCTGACTTAGATCTAAACCAACTAAACGCCAGTGCATCGGCTCCATCAGCTGAGCCACTAAACGGCACACATTGGGTAGATACACAAAACACAAACTGGGGTATTTTTGAATGGAACGGCAGTGCTGCTACAGTAACTGGCGGACAAACATTCACAAACAAAGTGCCGCTAGTTATCACTGACAGTACACAAGTCAACGCAGGCACAGGCGGTCCAGCTGCATCTATTGGTAAAAATGGCAGCTATGCTATTGTATCTGTAGATACAGATCCAGACACTAGCGCACTAACAGACAGTCATCCAATGACATTATGGTTTAGAAATGACGCAGGCGTATGGGTACAAGTTGGGTCAACTGCTTGGACTACTAGTTTTGGTGTCGGTGTTACACCGTCACTTGCTATTGCACCACATACTAGCGTACCGCAGTGGAAAACTTCAGGTACAGATGCTGCTACAGGATCTGTATGGGTCAAGACAACCGAGCCTAATCTAGGCGCACGTTGGAGAGCCAAGCGTTACAACAGCACAACACAAGCATTTGAATCATTAGATGCACCGTTGTACAGCGATTCAGAACAGGCATTATTCAAGTTAGATAAAACAGGCGGCGGTGCAAACTTAGCTGCTGGCGCATTGTATGTAAAATATTCTAGCGTTGGCGGTGTATCATTTACCGCATATCGTAGAAAGACTGCTGCTCCGCTAACTGTTAGATCTACTAAAGTTACTGCTACCACATTTGCACCAGGCACGTATAACTTTGTTATTGCAGAAACTGATAAGGGTTCAGCAGCATTAGGCGGCGACATTACAATATCATTTACTGCGGCAGCAGCTGGTCCTACAAAAGCCACTGTTGATGCAGGAAAAGTTGCAGAGGCAATCAACGCAACGATGCCAACAGGTACTAATGTAGTTGCCAGTGTTGACAGTCAGAACCGTGTTGTTATTACACACGAACTAGGTGGTGATATCCACTTTGCTGACGGCACTGGTACACCATTGACTGACTTAGGCTTTGATGCATATAATCCAGCAACTGATAGCGGTACAGTTAACATGTATGTAGATCCAGATGGTGATCATGATTTAGTTGCAAGCCTATGGGAACCATTGGTATATGTTGCCAATGCAGATGCTCCAACTAGTTTGACAGCAGACGGTACATTATGGTACAGTTCAGTAATCGACGAAGTGGACATTTTAGTACATGACGGTGCTACATGGGTTGGTTATCTAAACGAGTTTCCAGTTACTGATCCTGCAGGTCCAATCGTTGCAGCTAGCAAGCCAGAAACACAAAGCGATGGCACTGCATTAGAAACAGGCGACCTATGGGTTGACACTAGTGATACTGAAAACTTCCCAACAATCTATAAGTTTAATAAAGACTTAATGAAGTGGTTCTTAGTTGATACCGGCGACCAAAGTACAGAAGACGGTTGCTTATTTGCTGATGCTCGTTATAACACAGCAGGTGCAAACAGCGATACAGACGGTGCTATTGTTGACTTGTTAACAAGTGACTATTTAGATTTTGACGCTCCGGATCCAGCACTATATCCAAAAGGTATGTTGTTATGGAATCTACGTCGTTCGGGATTCAACGTTAAGAAGTTTGTACAAAACCATGTTGACGTAGACGCTGACAACACACGTTATGATCCAGGTCTAAGCGGTGGTCAGTCAATGGCTGATTACTATCCACATCGTTGGGTTACTGAGTCCGGTAATCAAGACAATGGTGCAGGTACGTTTGGTCGTAAAGCACAACGTAAAGTTGTTGTACAAGCTCTTCAAGCATTGGTCAACAGTAATCAACAAATCCGTGATGAAGAATCACGTGTATTCAACTTGATCGCTTGCCCAGGTTACTCTGAGCTAGTAGGCGAACTTATCAGCTTAAACTACGATAGAGGCTTAACAGCATTTGTTGTAGCTGATACTCCTGCTCGTTTAACAGCAGATGCTACTTCATTGTTAGCATGGGGTACAAACCAAGCTCTTGCATTTGAAGATAACGACAAAGGCCTTGTATCAAGCGACGAATATCTTGGCTTCTTCTATCCATGGGGATTCACAAGCGACAACTTTGGTAACAACGTAGTTGTTCCTCCAAGTCACATGATGCTACGCACAATCGCTCTAAGCGATCAAGTTAGCTATCCATGGTTTGCACCAGCTGGTGTACGTCGTGGCGGTATTACCAACGCAACAGCAGTTGGTTATGTTGACGGCGAAGGCGAGTTTAACTCAGTTGCACTAAATGTTGGTCAACGTGATACATTAGCCAGCGTGAAAGTTAATCCGATTACATTCATTACCGGCACTGGTCTAGTTAACTACGGTCAATACACAAGAGCTCGTGCAGCTTCTGCACTAGATCGTATCAACGTAGCACGTTTAGTAGTTTATCTACGTAGACAGTTAAATGCACTGGCTAAGCCGTACATTTTTGAACCAAACGACAAGTTAACCAGAGATGAGATCAAAGGCGCTGTAGAAAGTTTAATGCTAGAACTAGTTGGACAACGTGCTCTATACGACTACCTAGTAGTTTGCGATGAGAGTAACAATACTCCTTCTAGAATTGATAGGAACGAGCTATACATTGATATTGCTGTTGAACCAGTTAAGGCTGTAGAGTTTATCTACATTCCATTAAGACTGAAAAACACTGGCGAGATCAAGGGACTTTAATCCTATAAATATATAAAGAGGAAGAATACTATGTCATCAGCATCATTAGCAAAATTTACAGTACCGTTGGACGGTCAACAGCCGCAAGGCTTGTTGATGCCAAAACTAAAGTATCGTTTTAGAGTTAGTCTAGAAGGATTCGGCGCTGGCGCACCAACACAAGAGTTAACAAAGCAAGTAGTTGACGTTACAAGACCAACAGTGGCCTTTGACCCGATTACTTTAGACGTATATAACTCACGTGTATACCTAGCAGGTAAGCACACATGGAGTCCTATCACATTAAACGTGAGAGACGACGTAAACGGTGGAGTCAGCAAGCTAGTAGGACAACAACTACAGAAACAGTTTGACTTCTATGAACAAAGTTCAGCAGCGTCGGGCATTGACTACAAGTTCTTAACACGCATTGAAATCTTAGACGGCGGCAACGGCGCAGATGCAGTGGGCGTTTTAGAAACATGGGAAATCTATGGTTGCTACCTAGAAAACGTAAACTACAACAACTTAGCATACAATGCCAACGAAGCAGCTACGGTTCAAATGTCTATTAAATACGACAATGCGATCCAAACAAGCAACAGCACATCTGGTATTTCTCAAGTTGCAGGCCGAACAGTAAACACATTAGTGTCTGGCGTAGGTTTATAATAAAAAGGCTGGCAACAGCCTTTTTTTGTGACCAATCATTATCTACGTAGTTAATAGTAGATAAATATTAATATGGCAAGCAAAGCACTCCGTCAGTTCATCGCAGGCGCTACTAATCCCAAGGGAAATGTTGGCGACTTTCAACACGCCGCTAGATTATTTGTAGACAGCGATCTACGTCTAACTCCCAAAGTCAAGTTCTTATATCACGTTAGTTTTGACATCAATCCCAATGCTCTTAAGAACTTCAGTTTAAAGTTTCAACATCAGAATGAAATAAACATGTTGGTTAAAGCAGCAGAACTGCCTAAGTTTAACTTGCAAACTGAAACACTTAATCAATACAATAGAAAGAAAGTAGTTAATGTAAAGATTGATTACCAACCTGTTACCATTAGAATGCATGACGACAACTTAGGTGTAGTTGGACAATTGTGGCAAAACTATTATGGATATTACTACGGTGATCAAGCCGCAGCAAATATTCCAGGCGCTTATAACAGAACTGCTATGTTGAACTCTAACTTTATTAGAGGTAGATACGGACTTGACAACAACAGTAGTATTCCGTTTTTTAACAACATTACCATATTTCAGCTGGCCAAGCGAGCATGGTACAGTTACAAGCTGATCAATCCGCTGATTACTTCATGGACTCATGATAGTCTAGACAGCTCTGCAAGTCAATCAAGTGAACAAAGTATGCAGATAGCATACGAATCAGTCGCATATGATACCGGATACGTATCACAAGGATCGCCACCTGGCTTTGCAATGGAGCACTACGATAAAACACCTAGTTCAATATCGTTAGCAGGCGGCGGAACACAAACACTGTTTGGTGGTGCTGGCGTACTAGCAGGCGCAGAAGCAGTGTTTGGTGCACTGGGCTCAGGTAGAGCATTTGAAAGTCCCGCAAATTTTATAGCCACAGCCATTACGGCAGTAAATACCTATAAGAATGCTAAAACGTTATCAAGCGCAGGCGTAAAAGGCGAGTTAACTAATATAGCAGTAAGAGGATTGAATAACGTGGCATCAACAGGTCTAAGCGGTTTACAGAACACTAGTTTTCCAGTAAACAACCCCAATACTAGCACACAGGCAATTCCTCGTAGCGTAACAGGAGGCGGAGGAGGCTAATATGTCTATTAATTTACCACCAGTTGATGCTACTGACAGCAGCCAAGAAGTTAAGAGCTTTTTTGACAAATACTTTAGACATCAAATAACTTTTCCCAGCAATCAAATCGATGCAGTAGTTGGATTTTTTTTAAAACGTGGATTTGACGAAGAAGCAGCTCGTAGTACGGGCATTGTGATTTTAAATCAAGCTAGGCTTGATGATGTAAACGTATTCAAACTATTAGACACCTTAAAAGGCCTAGCAGACGCACAGTTGAGTTCTGTAGTAACAGAAGTGCTAAACGCCTATCGAGAGCGTACTAGCACATTAGGTTATAAGATAACCACAGTAGAAGAAACTACTGAAAGCCGCAATATTAGGCCATGAGTCGATTTGCACAAGGCAAGTACACTGTAGAAAACCCGGAAAAGTATGTAGGTAATAAGAAGCCCACATACCGAAGTTCCTGGGAGTTTGCATTTATGAAGTTTTGCGATACACATCCTAGTGTGCAAAAATGGGCAAGTGAAGCAATCAGCATACCCTATCGATGTCCGCTTACTGGTAAGAGCACAATATATGTACCAGACTTCTTTATACAGTACACAGACAAGACTGGTAAGTCGTTTGTTGAACTGATAGAAGTAAAGCCTCAGAATCAAACACTTGCTGAAAAAGTAGGCAAAAATAGACACAATCAACAGCAGTATTTTAAAAATGTTGCCAAATGGCGAGCTGCACAGGCTTGGTGTAAACAACAAGGTATCAAGTTTCGTGTAATAAACGAACAAGACATGTTCCACAGTGGCGGCAGGAGATAAGTATATTATGACCAAAAAACTAGAAGAAATCTTAAATCTGCCCGAAAACAAAAAGATTGTTAAGAAAGCAGAAAAACCAGATATTGTAGAGCGATCACAAGCCACTGCTCCGTTGTTGAGAGACCTTTCAGAGTTTGATAAAATTGCTGCTAGCCTCCCACAAGTTAAGGGACTTGGCGATTTAGCTGACAGTGAGTTTGACGCACTTGCTCAACGAGCTACTGATGCGTATGATGACTTGATGGATCTAGGTATGAACGTTGAAGCAAGATACAGCGGTCGCATTTTTGAAGTAGCTGGCGGCATGCTTAAGAACGCCATTGATGCTAAAAGTGCAAAGATCGACAAGAAACTAAAAATGATCGAGTTGCAACTTAAGAAACAACAGATTGATCAAAAAGCGGGACAAGACGACAGCGTTGATATTCAAGGTAACGGCTTTATTGTATCTGACCGTAACAGTTTACTTGAAAAACTTAAAAATATGAATAAATAAGGTATCAGGACGTTATTATGAAATCATTCACAGAGTATCTAAAAGAAGAAAAAGAAGCAAAGAAGTATACCTTCAAAGTCAAAGTGGCTGGCGATTTGCCCGACAACTGCGAAGACTGTATGGAAACTGCTTTACAAAAATATCAAGTTTGCAAGTTTAGTAAAGGCAAGAGCACACCTATCCAAGCTAGTCTTTTAGAGTTTCCTAACATTAAAAATTCGTCAATGACCATTTTTGAAGTTGAACTAGATTATCCAACAACCAGTGCAGTATTATCAGAACTGTTGGCCAACTGTACTGGCATTTCAAGAGATTGCATCCGTGTACGTACACCGTTAGAAGAAGCTAATGCTGCAATCGAACAAGAAAATGTAGTTGACGAAAAAACTGATAGAAAGGCTTTGCTTTCTCAGGACTACGGCAAAGAAAATAATCAAAGTCTAGTAGGTGACAAACAAGTGTTGTCATTGTTAAGAGACTTAACAAAGAGTAGAAAAAATACCCAGCCAACGCAATATAAAGGCGTTAACGATGTATTGCTGGCTAAAAAGTTACATCAAGAAAAAGCAACGGAGATGCCTAAAGCCGGACCAGCTCGCGGCCTGTTTGCATCTAAAGGAAAACAAAAATGAATTTTCAAGAACTTATTCAACGCATGACTGACATCGATCAGTCAGTTACAGAAGCCGACAAGGCTGATAAAGATTACGACGGT